TCACCACTAATTGTTAACAATGGGTAAGTCACACAATATTAACACTTATTCGCAAGAATACGATGCTAATGTTGATAATTATCAAGTTAAGAACGTCAAGCGAGGTAAAAAGAAGAAAGTAACAAAATTTAAGAAAGACTACAAGTGGGAGGACGACAGGTCATGATGTGACAATTTACAAACTGACCCGAATTGTTTCAGTTTATTACGATCCACCGAGAAATCGGTGGATTTTTTGTATAATGAAAGAGTTCAAATGAATTTCATTTAATGACAGTCGCTACAGCAACCAAACCAACAGCACCTCGTAAGAGACGCACACGTAAGGTCGCAGTAAAAACAGTCAAGGTCGCAGCACCTAAGGCAGTCAAGGTCACCACACCTAAAAGACCAAGTGCAGCAAAGTTGATCAGTCCTAACCGCTACTGGTCAGACATCAAGACAAGATGGGCGATTCATAACTATGAGATCACCATGCTAGTCGCTGACCTCACCAAACTCAACAAGTATGTGAGACAGTTTGCAAAGTGACCCTGAATTGTTTCAATTTGTTACTAAACGCCTCAAAAGGGCGTTTTTTTATTGTACAATTAAAGAGTACTTCACCCAAAGCACACATGCGTAAGATTGAAAGAGAAATGCAGTCAGCAATCTGCAATCTAAGCAACGGTCAGACATGGCGTAAGGCAAACACTGAGGTTGCAAAGAACTCTGAAGGTGACACATCAGTTTACCTACACGGCAATCGCATCGCATTCATAAATGCATTTGGTGATATCACTTTGTCCTCATGTGGATGGGACACAGTAACAACAAAGTCACGCCTAAACGCAGTGCTTGACACGTTCTTACACGGTTTCCACGTATGGCAAAGGAACTTCACTTGGTACATTGGTAACACAGGCAACTGCTCACCAACAGCACCCGATGCAGATGTTTTCTTTGATGGATATAAAATAACTCGCTAATTGTCCACCAATTCTTTATACCTACCCTGAGCTTTTGGGGTAGGTTTTTTATACCCATATGAAAACAACTAAAACTTATTGTAACGAACACCTCACACTTTGGGGTGCTTATGTTATAATTAAATATACTACTAGGAGGATTACTGGTCATGGATTGGAAAAAGTATCTAGAAGAAGAACTAAAGTATTACGATGAGAACCCTGATGAGGACAATGATCCCATAGAATGCCATTCTAATTCATCAATGTCATTAGATATTGATTACTCATCCAGTTCATGAACTGTCCACCTCTTTAGTTGTATTTCGTTACATTTGCCCTATTTCGGGTGAATCGTCTGTATAATTAAAGAGTACAAACGATTCATTCCTAAATGACACAAACCGTTCGCACACTCACCATCACCGAAGCAGAGGAGACTGCATTGGTTGAAATCATCCGCTATTTCAACGATATGGGTTTACCTGACAATGTTGACAGTGATGATTACGATTCACTCACCGACAAAGTTTGTGAACCAGCGTTCTGGGAGTACAACTAATTCAATCCACTAATTATTAATTAACAAACATGTCTGTACAACATCACGAGTCAATCTTAGAGACAATCTATGAAGAACTCATCGCCGAACTCACTGACACAGGCGACATTGATATGATGAACTCAGACGACATAGAGTTTGCAGTTCAACAAAGATTTCAGGAAATGTGTATCTAACACATTTCCTTTTTTTCTGTTTTTCATTAATTTGAACTTTTCACTTTTTTCATTAATTAACAATTAACCAATGATTCAATCTGATTACTTTGGTAGAACATTCTGGTTATCTAAAGATAACTATGTCAAATCTGCACCTACATTTGTTGATAATAGTGTAGACTATTACAACTGGGATTATGTTAGTAACTGGGATGATTTTGAAGGAGTTAATATGAATAAACTCTTTGAAATCATTGCTCAATTAGTAACACAAAAACAGGAGAGATTAGCACATGACTAAGTATAACTTAACCAATCAACAGTTAGATGACCTTAAGGAGGCATATTGTGAATTGATTTGTGATAGTATGGATTGGAAATCTATGGAGCAGTTTGTGTATCAAACTCTTCAACAAGATTATGAAAAGTATAATCAACATGAGATATTTGAAGAGATTGAATGTTCATTTGATGATGTAACATTACAAGAGTTAATTGATAACTTAGATGCTACACCAGTTGATGATAACAATTCAACTCATACTTACTCACTAAATGTTGACGAGTCCATCACATTTCCAGTTCACAAAGAATAGAGTATTTTTGTACTATTCGGGTCAGCTGAGTTTTTTTGGCATCACCTGACAGCACCGACATTATCATGACGGCTGCAGTAATTGAGTAAGACCAAACCAGTTTACGAACTGTCCACTAAGACCCCACACGGGGTCTTTTTTTGTTATCATATAAGAGTGAAAGACAAATGGCATCCCTGAGGAGAAGGATCTTAAATGACCGTGTATTGAACATGGTGATCGTACTCCAGACATCTGCCATTTGCTTTCACCCACTTTACAAACTGGTACACAGTATGCTTTTTACTCTCGCTTTCTTGCTATACTGTGTATGTACTCAAGCAAATCTTATGAAACGACTTGAACTAATCATGGGACGCAACATTCCCGATAATGGGACTGTCACCGATACCATGATGAACTCATTCATTAAGCGTGAGATCATGCCACATTTTGAGTATGGCACTTTCATAGATGGCGAAGGTCTCTGGAAAGGTGAACTAGAGCAAACCAAGATATTTTATCTTGAGTGTGCTGATTCTGAGGTTGATGAGCACATGCTGAGTTTGAACTGTATCGCAGCAGCGTACAAAAAACAGTTTAGGCAAGACAGTGTTCTTATCTCACAAGTCCAAACTAACAACGCTTTTATCTAATGACAATCATTCCAACTATTCGCTACTGGTCAGCAAATGACCAACGCAATGCAAGGACTGTTACATTCAGCACTAAGCAAAAAGCGGTTGATGCCTACACATTCTATAGAGGTGCTGGCATCAGGTGTGAACTCTGTTACTAAGTGTAACGAAATCATTTACACCACTCCCTCACACTGTATAATAACAGTATGAAAAACATTTTTCTCACTAACGCTGCCGCTAGGCGTGACCCTGTTGTTCAAGCAGCAATGGCAGCAATCCTTGAAAGATTTGACAGGACAGGATCTTACGATCTACCCAACCCCTACAACTGTCAACCTCACACGGTTGAAGTCAGTCCAGTCAATTTCTTACAAGACGTGATGGACGACTTAGGCGACCCACGATTCTAACACAGATCACACCCTGTCACACGACAGGGTTTTTTGTTGGGTGCGGTGCGTGGGGCGATGCCGAGTGGGACTCCTAACGATATGCAAGTCTACAAAAGTATCCCAACGACATATAAATATTTCTACCAAATTGAATATTCAAAACCTTGATTTTGAAAAAAATTTTCCAGCAAAAAAATGATGAAAAAAGACGAGCAACAAGAAAACGCCCACAAGCAGCTTATGGAGGATCCAAAGTATGCTGTGCATGTGCATGACGCACAGATCAATAGGATGGCAGAGTACTTAGAGAAACTCGCAGAGAAACTCCAAGATGATGATAAGAGAATCAAAGCTTTGGAAGATGCGTTATATAAATTGGAGGAAACAGTAAGATTCGGAAGACCTTCCCCTGAAACTGATGGACCACCAGAATTAAAGGATTTTATTCATGAATAAGAACTACCAAGAAATATTAGATAACTTTGAGGAATTTTGTGATGGATTTGAAGCAGGAGCCGCCCTTAGATTCTCAGGAAGAGATGCAGAGAGCAGACAAGCAATTGACCATAAAGCAGTTGAGCGAGCATCTCCAACAGTTGTCCGACAGATTGACACACCTAGAGCAGAGGACTTCTCGCTTAGAAGCACCTCAATTGATGTACAAGCGTCCGAAGTCGGAGACTCATGAGAAGATCTCAGAGACACTTGACTATCTACATAATTCAGTAGAGGAATTGTTAAATGGCATTACCACTGATTAATGTATATGCATATACGATGGGTGGTATTGGTCCTGTTGAGACTAAGGATGCTGCTGCATTAAATGCATTATGCGAAAAGAATGGTGTGCCATTTTATGCTGGTAGATTCTATCCTAAGAATCATGACGCACAGTGGCAGTTATTTAACTTAGGGTTTAATAGTCAGACTGCTCCTTGGATGTCATGGGAAGAAATAGGTGACACTCAGATATGGATGTTACCAGCATTTGAAGATGAGAGGATCATTAAGCTTAAGGTAAGTATTGATAGAATAGATCTTTGGCCAAGAGATGGGATAGAAGGACAGTCAAGTGATCTTCCACCTTGGGAACAAACCCAGTGGGATGATCAGATGCAACAGAAGTTCTGGGGATCCAATACGGTTGGGATAGATGATACAACTCAACTTGCTGGAAGCGGTGGTTGCATTGATCCAGGTATAACGATTACCCAGAATATGACATCCAGTGCGTTAACGCTAGGTTATGTCGGTATCGCTGAGCTTTCTGGGCATTTTACAGAATATGCTTTTTATGATCAGGAGATACAAGCTATAAAAGGTGAGTCTTATGAACAACCTCAGATGAGAGGTTGGGCGTATGATTACTTTAGTGGCATTAAAACGGATGATAAAGTAACTGAAGAGGAGTTAGCAAACTATAAGGAGTTTTGGAGGATACGAAGTGATGGGGTGTGGATACGCCGTAACGCCGAGACTCCGAACAAAGGCAAGTTGGAATTTGATAATACTTCGGGTGGATTACCTAATAACTTTGAGCATTTCATTATTCCAGCAGAGAATGCATATGGGCAATGGCTCAATACTGATTTGAATGCTTCTACTACCTATGGTAATGCCATGTGGGATATGCATACGAAGTATATTACTGATGAAGATGCAAATGTAACTGCGACTGGAGATCAACCAATTGTTCCTGGTATGGGGCAAATGTTAACCTATAAGCCTTCTGAATTGGATACTGTTGTATATACGATAAAAGCAGCAGCAGAAGTGCTAGTTGTTCCTGATGTTATGCCTGGTTCTACTCGTGCATGGTGGAAGGATGTCTCTCAGACAGCAGCAGAGACCTATGGAGCGTACTTAGCAAGCAATATATGGTATTTCTACCTTCCTGTACGTTTCAATGGTTCTAAGATGGCAGACCGCATAGATTTTCTTCTAAATAGAGCTGGCATCAAACGCCGTGACGACCCAAATTACGTTGCACCATAATGGCAGGAATACCAATAGGACTACATGCACCAGGAATGTATGCAAATCATGACGTACATCCTATCCCTATACCAAAACCAGGTGGATTAGGATATTCTCCTGATGTATTTGTAAATGGAAGAGAAGTTCATCGTAATGCAGATGAGTTTGTAGAGCATACTGCTCCTTTACTACCACCTCCACCTCCACATTCTGATAGACTTGCTGATGTAAGTAATCCTCGTATTTTTGTTAATGGTAAGATGATTGCAAAACAGGGTGCGAATCTGGTTCCAGGTGGAAAAGTATTGATGGGAAGTTACAGTGTTTACATGTGACCAATTTATGCTATAATATTACTAGTTTGAGATTATCATGGCACTATACAACGATGGGAACTATGTTCCTGCAAAACCTAAGACTACAAGACAAGGATCATCTAAGAATACAAAGCTTTCCGCAACTTCACGCAATAAAGCAAGGAAGCGATATAGAGGACAAGGAAAGTGACTTATCAGGCACTACCTAAAGAATTACATATAAAAAACAGTCCCATAGCAGGTCAAGGTCTTTTTGCGAAAGAAGACATACCTGCTATGATGTATCTTGGTATATCTCATGTGGTAGTGGATAAGGAGATTATGAGAACTCCATTAGGAGGTTTTGTAAATCACTCTGATGAACCTAATTGTATTAAATGGTCAGTAGATCAGGAATGGGGTGATATCTATCACATGAAGACTATTAAGGAAATTAAGAAGGGTGAGGAACTATTTCTATGCTACACATTTTATAAAGTAGAATAAAGTCGCTAAATAACTACTGACTTCGTATATTGTCGGTACATGGCGGCCACGTTGTCCTTTAAGGACATTAATATTACATTTAAGAAGCATCCTGTTACTAATGACTTAGTTGTTAGTAGGGATGCTTCTGCTATTAAGCAGTCAATTGTAAATTTATTGATGACCAATAAGGGTGAGCGTGTATACCAACCAGAGTACGGCAGTGATCTTAGAAGATTTTTATTTGAACCTATGGATTTTGCTACAGCAGCAGCAATCCAGAATAATATTATATCAACCATAAAGAAATTTGAACCACGTATAGGAGTACTGAGTTTGGAAGCTACTCCAAACTTTGATGATAATGGATTTGATGTTGAGATGACATATGAAATACGAGGTACAGATAATCCACCAGTCACAGTAGACTTCTTCCTTGCAAGGACGAGATAATGCCATATACCCAAGTAAACAATTTAGACTTCGCTGATATTAAGACAGCTCTCAAAGAATATATGAGAGCACAGTCAGATTTTACGGACTATGACTTTGAAGGTTCCGTATTAACTAATATGCTTGACGTATTGGCATATAATACGTACTACACAGCGTTCAATACCAATATGGTAGTGAATGAACTGTTCCTTGATTCCTCTACTCTCAGGGACAATGTGGTGTCTCTGGCAAAGCAGTTGGGTTATACTCCAAAGTCTATTACTGCACCAAAGGCAGTAGTTGATCTAAGTGTAACTTTTAGTAACCTTGCACCAGAAGCTGTTGTATTTGAAGCTGGTAGTGGATTTATTACTAACTACGATGGATCTCTTTACAGATTTGTTATAGCAGAAGATTATAGAACTGAAGTTAGCAATAAGGTTGCAACTTGGACTAATATTCCCATATATGAAGGATCTTTAATTAATACAAGAACTGTTGTTCAAAATGTAGTATCAGATCAAAAGTTTGTAATTGACAATTCATCTGCTGATACTAATACAATTAGAGTCAAAGTATATGCATCTGCATCTTCAACTGTTTATGATACTTACGAACAAGCAAATAATATATTAGAAATAGGATCTACAGATAAGGTTTTCTTCGTTAATGAAATAGAAGATGAGGGATATGAGTTATTCTTTGGTGATGGTGTTATTGGTAGAAAGCTTGAAGATGGTGAGGTAGTTGATATAAGTTATGTAACAACAAATGGTGATGCTACTAATGGAGTAAAGACATTTAGATTTAATGGTGTTTTGAGAGATGATAACGGAAATAAGATTTCTCATCCATTTGGTGTTACAGATCTTACTACTGTAGAGAATGCTACTGGTGGAGCAGCAATTGAAAGTATTGATAAGATTAAATTTAATGCTCCTAAGTTCTTTGGATCACAGAATAGAGCAGTAACTGGTAATGACTATAAAGCTATAGTTAGAAACTTATATCCAGCAGTTAGCGATATCATTGTATTTGGTGGCGAAGATCAAGTACCACCTGCATATGGTAAAGTATTTCTTTCCGTGAAACCCACTGATGCCACTACGTTGTCAGCATTTACAAAAAATGATTTATCAACAAATCTCAAGAAATATACTGTTGCTTCGGTTAGACCTGAATTTGTAGATCCATCTATCTTATATGTTGAACTTAATAGTGACATATATTATAGTTCTACAAAGACTAAGTTGTTACCTGCTGAAATAGCAGCAGCATCAACCTCTGCAATTCAAGAGTATTTGAAGTCATCAGGAACTGAGAAGTTTAATGGTAAGTTCAGATATAGTAAGTTTATCAGTGTCATAGATGGTGCAGATCGTTCTATCAATTCTAATGAAACTGATATTGTTATGAGGAAAGATTTCATAGCACAGATTAATTCATCTGCGTATTATGAAGTTTGTTATCAGAATCCTTTCCTTATAGATTGTGATAATCCTGTAGTTTGGTCTACTGGTATGATAACCTTTGAGTTTCCTAATTATACCTCATATCTTGAAGATAGAAAAGGCAAATTGGTGCTATATAGACTAGATTCTCTGACTGGTGAAAAGATCTTATTAGATGATTCAGTTGGAACTGTTAATTATGAAGAAGGTGAAGTTGAAATGTTTAACTTTACTATCTTAAAGGGTAGTTTTTCAGACAATCGTATTGAACTACGAGTGAAGCCTGCTAATAAGGATATTGAAGTTAAGCGTGAGGCATATCTAGATGTAGATGTGTCACAAAGTAAATTCGTTGCATATAAAGAAGAGTAGTGCCTAAAACTGCCAATAAAGTCTCATTCTTAATTGAGTCACAACTGCCAGATTTTATCAATGAAGAGTATGAACTGTTTTCTAAGTTTATACAGAAGTATTATGAGCAGCTAGAGATTCAAGGACAACCTTTGGATGTTATTAATAATATCCAAACTTATGCTGACATTGATTATTATGAGAAGAATGTATTAAATCAGACAACAACTGTTAATGCATTTGTTTCATCAACTGCTGATACAATTACTGTTGTTGATACCAGTTCTTTTCCTAAGAGTGGATATATTAAGATAGAAGATGAAATATGTTTCTATGGAAATAAGACTGCCACTGATTTTTTAGAAGTCAGTCGTGGAGTAAGTGGTAACACAAAGCTTGGAGATCTTTATAGTACTAGTACATTTGTTACAACACAGGCAGCAGATCATTTGTCTGGATCTACTGTACAGAACATAAGTAATCTTTTCTTATATGCTCTTGTAAAAAGTTTTGAAAAACAATACCTTGCTGATTTTCCAGAATCATATCTTAAAGATGGTGTTGATAAAAGAACTCTTATTAAGCACATAAGTTCTTTTTATCAATCAAAGGGAACTGACAGTTCGGTTAAATTCTTATTTAAGTGTCTTATTGATACTGATAAAGAACCAGAGGTTTCATATCCACGAGATCACACTTTAAAAGCATCAGAGTCTAATTGGGTAAAGAATTATTCACTTAAAGTAAAAGTTTTATCTGGTGATGCTAATGATCTTATTGGAAAGAAAATAACACAGACAGATGGAGATTATGCATCTGCTGTAGTTGATAATGTTAGGTATTCTGGTAAGTTTGACGGTGAAGAACTGTATGAACTTATATTAAATGAAGCAAGTGTTAATGGTAATTTCTCTATTGCAGCAAGGACTAAATTAACAAAAGAAGTTGATGCCAATATTGATATTGGTGATAGGATTAATGTGTTTTCCACAATGGCGTGGAATAAGAAAGGATCATTCAGTTTAGATGATGAAGTTATAACATATGATGATAAAAATGTAAATCAATTTGTAGTTAAAACTAGGACTGGTACTGGAATACATCCTATAGGCACTTCTGTAACATATGGTGCTAACGTCTCTGGCAATGGTGTAGAATTATTAGTATTTGGTGTTTTATATAATCTAGAGAATAAAGTAGAAGCACCTTATTCCAATAAGAATGATAGGGTAGAGATTTCCGAATCTGGATTTACCACAACAGATCCTAGAATAGTTGATGCACAGAATAACTTAAGGTGGATTACTAGTACTGGTACTGCTGCTATAGCAGATCTTAATCCTAATGTATCAGCAATATTTGAGGATGGTGAAGGATACTATATTACATCTTCTGGATTTCCATCACACGCTATTGGTACATTACCTACGGATGCACAGGATCAGAAGCTTTTAAAAATTATTAGAAAGCATCCTATCTCAGTAACTGAGACATATGAGACTCAGTATAGAGATGTTGGTATTGCTATTAATGGTATTCCATTTATGGGGTACAAAGATGAAGATGTAATCCTTAATGGTGCTATTCAGAAGATTAGTGTAGATACAAGAGGAGATGGTTATAAGAAACCTCCATATGTATTAATTAATAATATACCTTCTCTTGCAAGAGCGAAACTTGCTGGTGAAGTAGTTGAATCTATTATTGTTGATACTCCTGGTGACTATACAACAGTTCCTACTGTAGATATTATATCTGGTAGGAATGGAAAGGGTACAGCAGTCATTAGTAATGGAGTGATAACAAGTATTACTATTGATAATGTTGGTGAGTATTATTCATCACCACCAGAAGTTAGAATTACAGATAAAGCAGGTAAAGGAAGATTTGCTGATTATACTACCGAAATCTCAAATACTGGTCAGATAACAGGATTTGTTAAGGTTAATGGTGGAAGTCTTTATACTGATGAAAATGTAGTAGTTGAAATTCTTTCTGTTGGAGGTAAAGCAACTGCAACTGCTTCTATTAAAGAATGGAGAAAAGATAGGTATTATAAAAACCAAACAAGCTTAGATGTTGATAATGGACATTGGTTTAAGAACTTTAATGTATCTTTAGGACAAGGATATGCTTATTATGCTTCCCCTACTACATTAAGAGCGAATGATGATGGAACATCCCATTCACCTATTATAGGGTTTGCATATGATGGCAACCCCATATATGGTGCTTATGGATATACTGATGCGATAGATTCTTCAAGTTCTGTGGTAAGAATGGTGTCTAGTTATTCTAAGAATACTAGTAGAGTAGGTGGTCCTTCAACTACAACATATCCAATAGGAACTTTTATAAATGATTGGACTTATATTGATGAATCTGGTTCTTTAGATGCTAATAATGGAAGGTATTGTGTAACACCAGAATTTCCAGAAGGAACATATGCATATTTTATTACCGTTAATTCAACAGGAGCTCCAGTATTTCCATATATTTTAGGTAATAACTATTATTCTCTTCCTTTAGATTCTAACTACAATTCTCTTATATCACAAGATGATATTCCAGTTAAAGCTAAAAGACTTAGAACTCCTAATATTGATAATAATGGAGATTTAACAATTGCATTAATTGATGATGTAAAGAGAGGAGATATAAAATCTGCTTCTATATTTAACAGTGGATCCAATTTTTCTGTTGGAAGTAAATTGGTTATTGATGATAGTGATACTGAAGGGTATGGTGCTGCTGGTGAGGTTGATTCTGTTAAAGGTAAGGATGTAGTTTCAATCAATTCACAATCAACTAAAGTACTTTATGTTGAACTTGCTTCTAATGCATATTTGTTTGATGGTGATACTATCACACAAGCAAATACAGGTGCTACAGGAACTATAGTTGGTAATGTATTCACATCTAAAGATTTTGCTTTAGATTCTGTATCAGGTACTTTTAGTAGTACAGATGTACTATCATCAAGCACTAAAGTAATATCTCTTTTAGTTGATAAAGATTCATCATATACTAAAGGTGCTATTTTATCACTTAGTGATGGTATTGCAGCACCAGTTGCAAAAGGTGAGGTATTAGAGGGTACAACTGCTCAAAATACAGTTAAGATAAAAGTAACAGATACAGGATTTTCTGTTTCTGATAGTTTATTCTTGACAAGCTCTGATTTAATTGATACTACTGGATCAAA